GGATCTGGAGCTGCGGGCCGAAGTCGACATAGTCCGCGACCTGCACGGTCACCTTCATCAGCCCGTCGAAGGTCTGATAGGTGCGATTTCCCTTCGGGCCGCCCTTCGTCAGGCCGTGCTCCTGGGCAAGCAGCGCATCGAGCTCACCCAGGTCGGTCATGGTGTGACCGCGAAAGCGGCCGATCTGGGCGGAAAGCTCATCGGCGAAACGCATGATCCTGCGCACCACCTCGTCCTCCAGCTTGTGCGCCGGCTTGATCGTCTCCAGCGGCACGAACGCGCCCTTGGCATCGGTCATGTAGGGTTTGCCGGCGATGTCGATGACGCCGTCGTCGGTTGCGGGGATATCGGTCATTGAATGCCTCCATGGCGTTGGTCGAGTGCGGAGCGGCCCGGTGCCGGGTCGCCCATGAGGTTGGCGGTGGGGTCGGGGTGACTGGACAGCAGGTGGTCGAGCATTGGGCTGACCCGCCAGCGCCGGCCGAACGGGGCCGGCGGTGCTTTGGGAGTGGGCACCGGCTGCGGCCGCTCAGCCGCCTCACGCCGCAGCGCCTCGCGTTGCCGTAGCTCCATGTCGACGGCGACGATCAGCCGGGCGATGGAGTGCACCAGGTCGGCGCGGCTTGTGCCGCCCGAGAGCAGCTTGGCGCCGACCTCGGCCGCTGCGATGGAGGCCGGCGTGTCGGGACCGCGTCCGTCGAAGACGCCGGCGAGGATCTCATCGACCAGCTCGTGCAGGGCCTCGCTCATGCCGCCGGCCCTCCATCGTCGGAGGCCGGTGCGGGCACCGGACGCGGCACGATCGGAAGCCGCGTGACCTTGCCGCTGGCGAGATCCGCTTCCGATACCATCGCCGGGCCGCAGACCTGGCTCGCCTCCATGCCCCGTGCGGTTCGCGCCGCGTCGCGCAGCGCGAGGCGAAGCAAGCCGGTCATCGCCGGCTGCAGCGCCAGCGAGCCGTCCGGCCTCGCATTGGCGTCGATCCACCCGATCAGGGTCCTGATGTCATCGGACAGCATCAGCAGCCTCCCTTGAGCCGAGAGTGAGGGCACCCGCTGCGGCAGGCGTGGAACATCCGGACGCGGTGCGCGCTGGTCGGGGCGTACGCCTTGCCCTGCCAGTCGAGGCACAGGTCCCGGCTGAGATCGCCGACCACGGGGCAATCGACGGTCAGCCCCATCAAAGCGCCGCGCACGCGTTCCTCGATCCGGGCGAGATCGCCCAGGTATCGAGAATTGATCACCTGGCTGACAGTCGGCTGGCTGTAGCCGATGCGCTTGGCCGCGCCGGCCAGTCCCTCACGGTCTGCCAGTGCTGCCAGTTCCCGCACCCAATCGGGCAAGGACTCCCCCCAGGTGGCGCGCGCCTTGTCGATCATGGCGGCCGGCGTCATGGCGTGACCTCCTCGGCCACTACCTCGGCCGGGCCGTGGAGAGCTTCGGTGTTGGGGTCGTAGACGACATGCGTGCGCAGCAGCTTCGGCGCCAGCGGGCCGCTCACCATCGACGGCTTGAGCCGCCATTTCGCGGGGCGCGAGCCGACGCTCTTCTGCAGGACGATCAGATAGCCGGCACCCGCCAGGTGTTTGACGTAGCTCTGAGCCGTCACGACCGGCACCGTGACCTCGTCAGTGGCGGCGAACGTCGCCAGCTCATGCGCGGTGAAACCGTCGCGCAGCAGATTGCGCATGGTGTTCCACATCAATTGGTTGGCCGGCGTCGGCGCCTGCGAGCCGTCCCGGCGCAGCCGGGGCGCCTCCTGGTGGCGCTGGACGAGACGGTAGATCCGGCGGCCCCGCCGGCGCCCGTGGGCGGGTTCGGTTCCGACCTCCGCCAGTATGCCCGCGCGGACAAGCCGTCGCAGATAGTCGGTAATGCCGTTGTCGGCCGGATCGCAGCAGCGCTGGTCCACGTCGTGGCGGGTGAACGTTGCGCCGCCGCGCGTCAGGTCGAGGATGACGGACCACACGTGGTCGATGCCGCGCAGCACCGGCCGACCGTTGATCGTCTTGAGCTTGAGGATCGCCGACATCAGCCGCGCCCTCCGGCTCGCCGGATCGGCGTCTCGCCCGTGAAGATGCGCCCCTCGTAGTCGGCGCGGGATACGGCACCTTTGCCGCGATTGCGCGCCCAGGCATGGATCTCGTGCAGCGTCGTGGCGATGCGGCGGGCACGGCCGGACGTCTTGGCGCGGATGTCTTCGAGCAAGTCCTCGCCGATCTCAACCTGCGGGCACAGGATGCGGGCCAGCTCCGCCGTATCCTCGAGGTCGCACGGCTGCGCAAGCTGCCAGTCGAGCACCCTGTTATGCACCCGCTCGAAAGCTTCGAGCTTGCGCGGCAGAAGCTCCTCGCCGATCAGGACGACCGGGACTTGCGTGGTCTCGTGGATGTCGCGGACGTATTCGATCATCTTGCCGTCGACCAGCTTGTCGGCCTCGTCGATGATCAGGGGGCGATTTGGCGCATCGCCCAGGCGCCGGATGATCTCGTCCATCATCTGCGCCACGGTGCCGCGCGGCCGGGGCTGCCCCGCCTCCTGCAGGATGGCTTCGCAGAGCGGCTTTGCCCGCCAGTAGTGGCGGACCTCGACATAGATTGCGCCAGTCCTGTTCATGGCGTACTGCGCGGCGACGCTCTTCCCGTAGCCGCTGTCACCGCTGAAAACGCCGATCCCCGGCAGTCCGACCATGCGCGAGCGCAGCGCCTCGATCATCATCATCAAGGTCGCGACATTCTTCAGCGGCGCGATGGACCCGCCCGTCTTGACCGTGTGCTCTTTTGCCGTCATGCTTCTCTCCTTGGTAAGTGCTTGGGGCCCCGGTTCGCCGGGGCTCCTTTTTTTGGGCGGGCCTAGCCGCCGAAATCCTCATGCAGGGCCTGCAAAGCGCGGTATTCCGGCCCGGACCTGTAGCCACCCAGCCACATCGCATCCTCTGTACTGATGGCCTCGCCGGCCTCGACGCGCGCCATCAGGTCCTGCGCCCGGCGGAAGCGGAGCTGCGGCGTCTCCTGGCGCCGAATTGGGGTGACGGTCGGCGTGACGGTCGGGGCGGAAGCGGCAGGCGCCGCCATCTCCTTGCGCATTTCGGCGAGCAGCTCCGCCGCGCGCTTGGGCTGCGCGGGGGCCTCGGCCGGCCTGGCCGCGTCCAGCGCGGCGGCAATGGCGGGCGTCGAGTGTTCCACCTCGCGCTTGGGCAGAGGGACGACATTGGCGCTCTCGCGGGCGCGGGCGTCGGCCTTCTCCCGGTAGAGCTGCAGCGTCCGCTCGATGCCGGACGGCCCCTTCCTGATCCTGCGCAGCTCGGCTTTCGCGTCCCGCTCGCGATCGGCGAGGATCTGGCGCGCGACGTCCTTTTCGGCCCGCACGAAGGCCGGCCGGTTGATGTCGCGCAGCTCCGGGCAAAGGGCGGTGTCGAGAAACCGCCCATCGGCCGCCGAGAAGACGTAGACCTTGCCCATGTCGATCGGGTCGAGCCGGACGATCACGTCGGTACCGGGCAGGATGCGGCCGGACAGATAGTACCGATGATCGATCTTGAGGCCTTGGCCCGTCATCCTGCGGCGGCCGTCCTTGCCGGCCAGCGGCATCAGCAGGACATCGAGGGCGCGCTCGTCCACGCGGGCGATCGGCGCAGCCGAGGCGGCCGCCGCCTCAGCCGGTGTCAGCCCCTTCAAAGCGCCCTTGAAGCCGCCGTGAGGCCGGGCGTGGTAGTAGACCTCAAGCCACTCGTCGACATGCGCCTGCACCTCGGCCGCCGACAGCGCGACCTCGAAAAGCTCGGCGTCATCCGTGCCGAGGCGCTGGCTGAACGCCTTGCGCTCCTCGATCGCTTTGCGCTCGGCCACGTCATGGCCGACATAGCCGGGGAGTTGCGCCGCGAAGTTGTGTTGGAAGGTCTTGATGACGCGCTCGACATGCGCCTTTTCGGTCGGGCTGTACGCGGCAGAAACGTCGACATCGATATCGAGATCGTCGAAAAGCTGGACGGTGGCCCGCGCCTTGAAATCGGAGCCATTGTCCGTCTTGACGGTCTTGGGGACGCCCCAGGCCATCAGCGCCTTGCGGATCAGCAGACCCACGGCCGAGGCGCGGGGCGTCTTGGCAAGGGTGATGACCACCCGCCGCGTGGCGATGTCGATGCAGGCATACATCGAGTGCCGGCCGTCCGTGCACAGCGCATCGACCGGCGAGGCGTCGATCTGCCAGAGCCGGTTCGGCTCCCTGACCCACCGATAGGCGCCCGTGCCGCGCAGGGCCATGGTCGAGCGATAGAGGTCCGGATTGGTGTTCTTGGTGATGACCACCTTTTCGGCGGCCCGAAGCTCCCGGATGAAATGCTGGAATGTCCGCACCGGCGGCAGCGGCTTGACCTCGCCATGCCGGTCTGTGATCTCGGCGCCGAACTCGCCCTCGCAATAGTCGCGGATCGTCTCCGCAGACAGGGCTGGATTGCGGATGATCCATGCGAGGATATAGGCCCGCATCCGGCCTCCCTCGGCCGTGGCGAGCAGCCCCTTGCCCTTGCGGGCCTTTGCGGGGTCGTGCCCGAGCGCGGCGCTGCCGGCGCTCGCCCGTGCCTGTCGCCAGCGCATCAGCGTGCGGGCAGACACATGCCTGACCACCCCCGCCGCCCATTCGGGCAGCGGCACACGGCCGGCGTTGTACATGTCGGCGAACAGGCTGTCGGTCCCGAGCGCGCCAAGGTCGAGCATCTGCCGGAAGCGATCCGCCAGGCGCAGGATGTACACCCGCGCGTCCCGCGTCAGCCGCGCCCTGTCGGTGAGATCTCCGGCGCCCCGCAGGTCTGCCGGACTGTCACCATCCCTGAGCGCCAGCGCCGGGCCGATCTGGCGCGACAGATACCCAAGCCGCACGTCCAGCGGCAGGAGATCGAGGTGGTACTCATACCCGCCACCATCGCTACCGGAGCGCTGGCGCACGAGAGCGCGGTATCGGTGCCAGCTTTCCCGGTCGGCGAGAGCATTCACGCCGCGCTTGGTTTCCGGCATTCCCGGCATGTCGCCAGCGGCCGCGAGGCTGGCGATCTCCGCCGCCGTGAACCAAATCTGGATCTGTGTCGGGTTTTGCGCGTTCATCGCTCAGACCGCCCCCCACTTGGCCTTCTCGGCGGCCTTGAATTTCTGGATTTTCGCTTCGGCCTCTTCAGCCAGATGCACATTGATGAGCGCGCGGTAGCGGGCATCGACGACCACTTTTCCGAAGCGTCCGGCCACGAAGCCGAGAAGGTCTGTGCAGCCGGTCACTTCGATCAGCGCGATGAAGCGCTCCAGCGTGATGCGATGTGCTTCCGCGCCTTCCGAGGCGTAGTTCGCAAGCATGTTCTCGGAGACCGCATAGCCAAGCTCTGCGGTCATCGCGGCAGCGATCTCAGGCCGCGAAAGGGACGATGACTTGAGGGCGAGCGCGACGGCCTGGCTGATTTGCGAGGCCAGCCGCGAACCGCGAATGGCGCCGGGCTCAAACCCGGCGGCCACCTTCGGCGGTTCCCAGGAGAACAGGTCCCCCGTCAGGTCGTCTTTGCGCGCCTTCACCATCAGAGCGCACCTTCCTCTTTCAGCATGTCGAGGATTTCGTCTTGATGGGCACGCACGAAGGCGCGGCGCTGCCGAACGGGAAACCGCCGCCAGCTGTCCGAAAAGGACCGGAACGCCTTCTCGGCCGGGTCTACGGGCTTGCGTCCTTCGATCATGGCGACCGCGCCGGCCACCGAACCCGCCATCGGCGGTTCGCTGAGCACGTGATCCAGAACGGCGGGACGCATCTCCTCGGGCAGATCGGCCAAGGCCATCAGTTCGCTTTGGCTGTCGGCGAATTTGGTGAGCGCCACTCGCTCGCGGGTGTACCCGTCAAGCGACGCGATCTTCAGGCATCGCCAGACAGTGACCTTGCTAAGGCCAAGCGCCCGTTGCGCCGCCTCGCCGAAGGACGCTGCGAACCGCTCGGCGGCAGCGGCCACCGGGTCGGCGTCGATCAAAGTTTCATCGTGAAACTTTGATGCTGCCCGCCGGTTTCCGCCGCGCTTCACCGCGCCCTGGGCCTGCTCGTAGATCTCGCGCCATGCGGCCACATCCAGCGCCCTGTCCAGCGCCGAGAGCTCCCGACGCATCAGGTTCTCGGCGATCTCCGCAAGCCGCAGGGCGGCCTCGTCGGCGAACGCATCCGCCGGTTTCACGTCGGCCGGAATGCTCTTCCACTTGAGCGACTTCGCCGCACCGAGCCGGTGGGCGCCGGCGATCAGCCGGAAACGCTTGCCCGCCTCGACCACGAGGATCGGGATGCGGAGCCCCTGGCCGTCGATATCTGCGGCCAGCGCGGCCACCCAATCCGGGTCGACCTTGCGCCGGCCGGCGGGCACGTCGATCTGTGCGAGCGGGATCTCGCGCGGAGCGTCGGAGGTCATCGTGCGCCTCCTGCGCGATAGGACGCAGGCGAATCGGCTAACTTGGCGTGGTTGCGGTTCCGGCGCGCGGTGGTGCGCACGCCGGAACCTGCCATCCCCAGGTGGATTGGGCACACGAGGAGATGATTGGAATGGATGCTGAAAAGCTCTTTGAACACGCGGTGCGTCTGGTCGAGGCGAACCTGAACGCGGGCCAGTTTCACAACCCCATGAACCTCGAAACGATCATTCGCGACCAGGTGCCGATCGCTTTTCGAGCTCTTGAAATCGCATGGGCCGAGGTCGTTGGTGAGGGCGAAGGGCGCCATTAGCGTGCCCCCCGCGGCCGGTAGACATAGCCGCGCCCGGCTTCATAGACGTACCCGTCAGCCTCGCCCGGAGACTGTTCGTTCCGGGTGTCGCACTCGATCTGGCCGGGGATCTCGTCCAGCCTCTCAAGCCGGATCTCGATCTCCTCAAGGGCCGTTTTGGTCCTTGTCAGGATATACAGCGAGGACCGCAGCTCGGCCCACACGGTGCGCAGGAGCATCAGGATCGTGCCCGCGCATACGAGGATGGTCATGCCAAGCAAGACAACTTCGTAGGGACGCATCACCCCATCCTCCAGATCAGCACGAGATCCGAAGCCACCCCGACAAACAGCAGGAAGGACGCGACCGCGAGGCACAGGACGGCGGCGGCTGCCAGGTCTTCCGGGTCCGGAAGCATGTCAAGGACAGCCTGCAGCGCTGACAGGAGCGGGCGCATTACGCGGCCACCCTGTCAGAGCTTCCGGGGGTTTTCTGACTCGCCTTGCTCGGACGCTCTCTGCTATCAAAGATCCGATTGGCAGTGATGGGATAGCGGTCGGGCCACACCACCTCCACGGGATCTCCGAGAAAATCGGCGATCAGTTTCTCGTTGGGGCGGTTCCAGCGGGTCCAGACAGTTCGGAAGGTGTTCGGGTTTCGACCGTTTTCAATCGCAAACTCGGTGAGCTTGACGCCCCTGCGTCGAAACTCGGCGAGGATCGAATGCCTGTCCCACTTGGGCTGGGCTTTCGCCATGGCTGCTACTCCTACTGAAAGCGGGTGTTGGCGCACCCGCTTTTTGTTGACGGTGTGTCATCAATTGCGGGTCGCCGAAGCGGGCCGCTTCGATAGAGGTAGGACAATTATGTCCAGTCGTAAAGACATAATTGTCTATGCGATTGGACCAGCGTGTCCTTGTTTTGCATGGGTGGTTTAGGGGACAGGATCAGGCGTGCCGCTGATGAGATCGGAGGTCTCACAGCGCTGGCAGATTCAACGGGGATAGTTAGGCGTACAGTCGGCCGCTATGTCAGCGAGACCACCGAGCCAACTTTCTCAACGCTGATTTCCATCTCTCGGGCGACAGGCGTTCGGCTTGAGTGGCTTGCTACGGGCGATGGAGATATGTTCGCCGATGCGGGTCAGGCTCCGCCCCCCGTGCGCGCAATCGATCCGACACTCTTTCGCCAGGTCGGCCGGCTTGTGGCGAGGGTGCACCAGGAAGAGGGCGTGAGGCTGCCCCCGGACGCCGCGCTGGATGAGCAAGCGGATGCCTATAACGCCCTGATAACGCGTGCTGAGGACCCTGCCGATCCGGCGGAGCTCGAAGCGCTCCTGCCGTGGCTGGAGGCGCGGCTGCGTAGGAGGCTCCAGACGGCGGCGGCTGAGCCGGGCACCGGTAAACGTCCGGCTTCTTGATCGTCCACATTAGAGCTTGAGGCCCTGTAGTCTTTTCCGTCCATTGCCGGAATTGCAATCGTCGTACAACTACGCTCACTGGTAGCAAGGACATATTAGGGGGGAGACGATGAGGCACGATGCCGTCCTGATTTATTTCGCGATTGCCATGATCGCACCGGCGCCGGTAGCGGCGGGAGGCGTCGAGGTCATCCTCGAGCGTCACGAGGTCGGCCCGGTCGCAGACCGCATCATCATGAAGATGGTGAACAACACGGGAAAA